ACCGTATGGTGCGCCTGAGTTATCGTTTCCGAACACCCCATACTCGATTAATGTGTCTACTACAGTTCCGTATACCTCGTACTTCTTATCCACTGCAACAGGGATAAAAGCGAACTCTCCACCACCGATCTTAGCTACCAATCCAGTGTCAGTATCGTTATGTATGTATATGTAATTCTCTAGTTGAATGTCTAAATTCTTTATGTATAAGTAAGCTCTATCGCTACACTGATTAACTATATATATAGCTAAATCATCTGAGTCTTGTGCTGTTCCTTTTACTTTAGCTCTAATAAGGCTTCCTGAATCAACTAACAATGAAGTAGCTACAGAAAGATTTAAAGCACTAGATAATATATCCGTGCTACTTAATGATAATCCTACTCTTACGTTCCCCATTATTCGTGTATTAATATATGTTCTAGTGACATCTCAGTATGAACGCTTGGTTTAATATATATATCTGATAAAGATTTTGTACCTAATGTAGAACTTGATACCACAGAGTCTCCATCACCTGCAGTAACAACTGTTATATCAGCAGTAGCTGTTGCAACCGTACCAGCATCTTGAGCATATCTAGCGACAAATGTTACAGCCGCCGTAGATCTTGAAGTTACCCAATTAGGAAACTGACATTCATCTATTAATGTAGCTATATTAGCAACCGTAGAATCAGCAGCAGTAATCTCTATCCCATCAAATTCCCAAGTATCACCAGCGGCCCAAGTATTTGCTATAGTAGCTATAAAGGTTTCTTTCGTCCCGCCTGTTGCGTTCCATGGGAAGAAAGTCCAATCCCCAGCGTACAATCTACCTAATTCCGTTACTCCTCCCCCATCGGTTCCGCCACTCCCAGTTAAATACACTGTAAAGTACTCAGAATCAATAGTAGATAAATTCTTTAAGTATATTTTATTTGCACCGTCAGCAGTATAATCATCCCCACGAAATAGAACCGTACTATCAATAACTGGTGCGCTTGCGTAAGATGTTGTCTTTATAGCCAACCCTGTAGTTTGAGACAAACCAAGTTTACTCCCAGCTTTTTTTAACTGCTGAGAAGCGCTTATATTAAGAGCGCTACTAGTTAAATCAGAACTAGATAACGAAAAACTTACTGTTGTAGTTGCCGTTCTTGCCATTACGATACCGTTGATTGAGAGAAGACCCCGTACTCTATACTTACATTTGTAGCTACAGTAGTTACCTGAACATCTAAAGTTCCCCCGTAAGGAATAAACATCCAGTCACCAGGATAAAGACGTCCTATTATAACGTCCCCTTCAAGTTCGACTAAAATATAGTCGCTGTTTCCTGTGCTCGTGTTTCTAATATAAACTTTATGAGCTACAGTAGTATCTACATATATGCTATCTGCTACAACTACCGTATCGGTCTGTGCTGTAGGATACTTTCTACTAGTAATCCCAGTAAATTCGTCTAAACCCGTTGAAGAAGCAGCTTTAGTTAAAGTGGCTGTTTGAGTCATGCTAAAGTTGTGACCCGTAACGTCTGCGCTACTCAGGATTAATGTTGCTGTTGTGGTTGCCATATTTTATATTATTACGATGCGGTTGATTGAGAGAAAACACCATATTCAACCTTCATATTAGCTGCACTAGTATCAATATCTACGTCTAAAGTTCCGTCATAAGGGAAAAAGCACCAGTCTCCTGGGTAAAGCCTCCCCATTAGAACATTACTGCCCCCAAGCTCTACTGTTACAAAATCGCTAGATCCTGTAGCAGAATTCTTAATATACACTTTATGAGAAACCGTTGTGTCAACGTAATCCCCAGCGTCTACAATTTTTTCTGCTGTTTTAGCGGCTGCATATACTACGGTGGTAATCCCAGTAAACTGATCTAAACCTGTTGCCGTTGCAGCTTTATTTAATACAGATGTCTTACTGAGATTTAAAGGGTCTCCAGTAATATCTGGACTAGTAAGATTTATTGTTGCGGTGATCGTAGCCATTTTAAGATTTATTTATATGCAAATATAAGTATTATTACGTTGTCTTATTTTCCTCCCTTTTTGAGTTAGGAGTTATTTTAAATGAAGCCTTTTCAATAGATCCAGGGTGAGAGTTATATTCACCTTCCATAAGGTAGTATCTACCTCTCTCAGACATCCAATGGTAGCCCTTGGGAGGGGAAACTTCTACTTTATTGTTTTTCTTAACAGCTTTCATTTTGTGCTGTTAAACAACCACCTGTATTGATCCGATCAACTTATCAGTTAATATTGTAGAAGAAGCAGCTGGAGGCATTACAGATACAGATGAACTACTTTTTGTAAAATTTGCAGCAACGTTGTTGTTAACAGATACGCTAACAGTATTAGCAGAGGATGTGCTTATAGATATACTCATTACTTCTCAAAAGCTTCAGTTATATCTGGATTGACAGTAAACTTTCCTCTTAAAACCGTTTTATGAGTATCTAAACCAGTACTACTAGGTAGTATATATTGAAGGTCATAAGAGTAGCTCCCAGGAGGGATTAGACTCATAGTTTCCGCAGAAGCCTCTATAGTTACATTCCCCACATCATCTAATGTAGGGGTTTCAAAAAAGCTTGAACTTTGACTTGACCCCCCAAAACTTTTCTGACGAGCTCCATAGCCAAGCACATCCCCCCAGTCGTAAGGTTCTGTGGCCCCTGCTCTTAATTGAAGTCTTCCACTAAGGATTCCAGCATATAAATCGTCCGTTCCTGACTGAGCGCCAGTGGAAAAGCCAAGCACATCCCCCCAGTCATAAGGTTCTGTGGCCCCTCTTTTTACTTTTAATTCCCCGCTAGAAATTCTAGAATTTAAATCATCCGCCTTTTTGGGAACATTAGGTGTAGATATTATTTGTCTGCCCAAACCAAGCACATCCCCCCAGTCATAAGGTTCTGTGGCCCCTCTTTTATATGTTGTTTTAGACTTTACTTGCATCAAAAAAGTATACTCACTTGTAGATAATGTAAGTAATGTACCTGCAGAATCTTTTAAAGTAATAGTAATAGAAAAAGTATCTCCTCTCCTACATGTTATATTTAATACATCTGAAGTATCTAAGTTTACTGAGCTAGCCATTTTATTCGTTTAATAATGCGTTAATTAGTTTGTTTGAGCTTTCAGGTAACTCACCTCTTTTCCCTTGCCTTTGAGCAATTAGTTTACTTTGATCAGAAGTTTGTTGCTCTAATCTATCGTCTTTACGAGTTTCTTTTAAAACCTCTAGCTTTTCTTTAAACTCCTTATCATCTTCTTTAAACCCTAGAGTAGCTTGAGCTTTAATAATTTCTATCTCTTTCTTAAACTCATGCCTCATTGCCTCCATCTTCATATCTAGTTGTGATTGCATCTGAATCTTCTGACTTTCAAATTGAGCTGCCGCTTGCATCTCCCCTAGCTTAGCTTGTTGCGACTGTTGAGCTATTTGAGCTTGCATCTCTGCTTGCTGCTGAGAGTTTTGCATAGCTATCTGCTGCTGTAAAGCCATGCGTTTCTTACGTCTAACAACGAGAAGCCTTTCCGCCTGATTAACATCCTTTAATCCTCGAACGGCTATAGCGTCTTCTAAATCTAATTCTTGCTGTTGAAGAGCCATTTGAATATTTTGTTCTAGGTAGGCCTTATCTTTCTCCTCCATATCTTTAACAACAACCACCCCGAAGTTATACATAGGGAGGTCTTTGAAAGAAGCTAGAGCCTCCATATTAGTATCCCCTATAGCATTCTGGTATACTTTATAAAGAACAGATTCAACAGGTATAATCTGGATACATTTAACTATATCTTCACACACCTTTTTAAATAAAATCATTGCGGCGTTAGTTATATCATATATAGCATTATTGCCTGCAGCTATAGCCTGTTCTTGAACCCCAACTAAAGCATCTCCTTTAGGGGAAGAGGAATCCATAGCTTCATTTATTCCCGTTGTATCTCTTATCAACCCTAAGTAATGGTTATATAACCCTATAAGCTCGTTGATGTTTCTTATACTATTGCTTATCTCTCTAACTGGAGGGTTTTGGAATCCTCCTTCAGGATTTTTACTTCTGTAATAGAAGACACCAGTTTGTTCGTATATATCGTGAAGGTCTAACGGTTGTAGCTCCCCCCCTTTCCCTAACTGCACATTCTCCAATCCCTCGATGTCTATAATCAACCCATCTGGTTTAGCTTTCGCTATGGCCTGCTGTATCTTTAGGTGAGTAAGCTGAAGCATATCTGCAAATCCTATACAACCGTCTACCATAGACTTAGGCATCATATTGCGGATATTAGTAGCTGTTACAGAATAAGAGAGTCTTGCTTTAGATATATCGTGGATATTCTTAGGTACATTCTTAACCTTCCCATAACCAAACAGCTGTTCACACCCTAGTATATAGCTGCCGCCATAAATGGTGGCAATTTCTAGTTTATGTGGGGTGCGCTCAAATACGCTATTCTTATTACGTTGAGCTTTAAAGCCTTTAAAATAAAAACCTGTGTTCCCATGACGATTTTCTTTTTCTTCGAAATGTATACAGTCTACAGAGATAAATTCGAAATCTAAAACCTCAACCATATACTCATCATACCCAAACCCTGTCACCCCTAAAGAATCGTTATAGCTCTTTTTATTATACTTGCTAGAATCATTTCCGTTCCTCCCTTTAGATTTTTCTGCTATCTTTTCAAAATCCGCTTCTGTAAGTTCTTCCCCCGCTATACGTTTTAACTCCTGTATAGAGATCTTTTTTATGTGTCCAGCGTATATAAGATCATCAAAATTAGGGTCTTCTGTATAGCTATGTATAAACATACAAGGGTCTACATAAGATGTTTTTATCCCTTCGCTTGGATCGTTAGACCTCTTTACTACGGACATACCTAAAGTAGCTAAATCGTTAACACACCTGCGAAAGGTGTTATCTACGAAATTATTCCAAGTTAAAGTAAGTTCTGTCCCAAGCTGCGCAGAAATCTCTCCGTCGCTCTTGATGTTCGTTTCAAATAATATCTCTGCTTCTTCAGGAGTGTCTGGGATAGAATCTGGATCCATATCTAGCACAACCCCTGTTTTCTCTTTTAACTCTTTTAACTTCCCTTTCGAAGCCACTTGCATCAACACCTTTTTCTTCTTCTCGTTTTTTTCAGACGAGGACAAAGGATCTACTGCCTCTAGATTAGGATAAGGGTTTACAGATAAAATTTTATTAACCACAACCCTTACAAATTTAGGTAGGATAGGAACTGGAGTGTAATCCATGTTCAATAAAGCTCCGTCAGCTTTATTCGGCTGGAGAGAGTTTAATAGCTGTTTATATATACTTGTATCCTGAACCCCAATAGCATAATCTCTATCTTTTTCAAAGACTCTATTCCTTTTGCCTACTAAAGAAGACTCATCAGTAGTCTTTCCCCATTGAGACTCAATAGCTTTTGCATATTGAATACCATACTCTTTACCTTGCTTTTTTTCCGTAGACTCTAGTGGATTAGGGAATCCTTGCTTACTTTTATTGTTATTATTGTACATCCTTAAGATATGGTATTTCTATTTAGCAAATATAGTGAATCATCCGATTACTTGATACCTCCTAAAGAATTGTTTTTCAGTGAAATTAGAAGGCTTTCTAATTTTAGCTTTTTGAGCCCCTAATAGAGCTAATCCAGAGCTAATAGTGAGGTCATATTTAGTTCTATCGTCTATCTTATATCCTATCCAATCCTCTAATGTCTTGTTAAAATACATCTTCCCAATCTCCCCTGTCTCTCTATTCACCCCTACATGGTCATGTATAAAGGCCTCTATAGCGTGGGCGTGAGCTTGGATTACATCCTGAGAGTTAGAGGGTATCCCTTTTGTTTTAGACTTTATAGCACTGGCGGTAAGCAAATGTTTAGGCCTATCCATTAGATACCCATCGTAACCCCTTGATTCAAAGTATCTTGCAATACCGTACTTATTGTTCTCAATTAAGATAGGATAACCATAGAACACCGCCGCCATTAAAACATCCTCATAGAATATTTTTGCTAAAGGAGGCCTAGAAGCGTATTCTACGACAAACATATTAGATGGGTTTTCTATATGAAATTTATTATATAGATGTAATGCACCTTTAGAACCCCGTCCGTCTACCGTAGCATCAAGATCGTATGAGTCTACTCCGCCTACCCCATAGTTTGGGTGTGGAGCTACCCTCTTTCCTCTCTCAGTTTTCTTTTGATTTCGGAATTCTGCGGGTGGCATCCAAGCAATCTTAAACCTACCTTGAGGATTAGGGGAGAAAATCACCTCAGTGTCTTTTACCCCGCCTTTCCAGGTGAAATTACCCACAACTACTGGGTTTGGGAAGAGCTCATCGTTATATTCTACCTGTTCATATATCTGCCCTATATTAAATACACTACCAGATATACTATCTCGGAAGGCTTCATCCTCGGTAAACGGGAACTGGCGCACCACTTCGTTAAGTTCCGAAGCATCGCTCTTTAAAGAGTCTCTTTCGTTCTTTAAAAAAGTCTTAGCCCCAATATATATATATTCGTCATCTATACCTTCTATAGTTTCCGCAGGATCATCTATAACTGGAAGTCCGTGTTTATCAAAAAAGCCTTCTAAAGAGTCATAAGCGGGGATAAAAAGTCTATACAGTCCCGTTCTAGTCCTCCCATTCTTGTTCCTGGTCAAAGGATCCGAGTCCTCCCAAAGGTCTTTGTACTGGCTTCCGCCTTTGTCCATTGGGTTTACGGTACTTCCCACCAGGGCTTTCCCCACGATTTTTCTTCCGACGATCAAACACGTCCTCTGAATCCTCCAAGCTTCTCTTATATCTGTAGGTCTTTCCCATTTTCCTGCTTCGTCTAAATACAATATGTGTAGCTTCTCACCATCGTATGCGTTATTAGTTGTGTTTTTCCAATTTATAACCGTATTAAGAGCTTCCCCAATTTGAGAGGTTTTATTCTTTTTGGTTATTCTTTTCGACGGCTCTCTAAAAGCTAACTCCATACGTGGATTAGTAGTACCGTCTTGTATAGGTTTAAAAAAGAAAGGGTAATTTCTAAACATATAAACCACTTTCTTCATAAATATGTTTTCTTGGGCGTCCTTTCCCGTCTTCGATTGTATCCCCATAAGTTTATCTTTAACCTGCGTAGCTTCATCCACAAGTACAGCGGAACATATATTGGTATAACCAGAACGACGGCACTTAGTATAAAGCTGACCAATACAACGAGGATCAGCCTCGCAAGCAGCCATGTGTAGAAATATCTCACGTTGAAAATTTAAAAAGTAAGGGTATCCAATATCTAACTTAGTCCACTGGAGCATCATATAATGCCTCCCCGTAATATATATAGGCTCACCTTTGTTATAAAACCAAAACCCCTCACGCCTGCGCCGAAACTCTTCTTCGATATATGGACGAAACCTCGCTCTAAATTCCCTCGGCATCTCTTCCCACTCATCCATAGAACTAATACGAGACAATTCCTGCGGCAAAGGTATCCTCTCCCACATCTGCAGAGCGTTTGGTTTTTTATATCCGCAAATGTTTTTCTTTGACGGCCTTTTCGGAAGACAAATGAGTAAACCACCGAGCTCGATAATTTCACCTTCCGTACCGTTGGGACAAATCTTGATAGCGGGTTCTTCATAATCCTTTATATCTAATAAAACATCCATTAATACGTCTGTCCATATCTGTTAGATCTAAAACTAGGCACTCCCGACTTAGGATTTGCTAATTCCATATACTCACCGCATTCCTCACATTGGACATCGTGTATAGCTCCTTTACCAGCAATGTACCTAATAGTAACCCCAGTTTTTTCTACAACGTCACCACATACTTCACATTTATAATCTGCCATCTTATTAAAATTTTGCTTTAACGTAACCCCTCCCATGCTTATAAGGGAACATATATTTTGGGGCTGGTCCATCACAACACCATTCCCCTGCGCCTCCCCACGGATCTATACACCAACATTGATTGTACTTACGTGATTGAGCTCGTCTGTGTTTATTTTGCACAGAACATGATACTAATAATATAGCCGCCATGAGGGTAAGAAAATATTTCATTATATATATATATTAAATTTAATAGCTTATACGCTATTTCTTTTTTTAGGTCTATTATTTTTTCTATTCTTAGACTCCGACATAAAGCCTTTTATACTACCACCAACATTAT